GAACTGCCGTCCACCAATTCGAAGGCGGTTGTCATCAGTTGACGCACCGTTGTCAATCTCTACGTTAATTGGCAGATTTGGGTCAGAAACAGACGTTTCGTTCGCTACTTCAAGTGCGTGGACTGCGACAGTCTGCTGACGAGGAGAAATTGTGGTCAAGTCGTTCGCCGTTTGGTCAACGACCGAGAAGCGGACAATCCCATATCCGTACCACGAGAAGTCAATCTGATAAATAGAGCCATCCCCGATGTCAAACTCTCTGTCGAATACGTCGTCGGCGCTCTGCCGATTCCAGTTCTCTCGATAGATTCGTTGCGTTTCAGTGCCGTTCCTCCGACGAGCAACGAACAACTGATTTCCTGTAGGCTGTGTTCCATCGTATCCAAAGTAGAAGCCGTCCTCGTCATCAAAGTAACCCCATCGTGCCTCTCCCGATGTAAAGTTATCAACATCAGGGACTCTGATTCCAACACCAGCTTGCGCCGAGTAACCGGGCGTATATCGACCAAACTCTGCCGTCCTCAGCTTAAGCTCAGAACCAGCAGTCGTCCCAGTCGCAATCTCAATCTCACCAGTTTCAGCGGATGGATTTTCTGTAATCGATGCACTTCCTGTTGTGAGTAACTCATCTCGTAAGACAGATGTTCCAAACGATGACGCAACATCCAGAACAGTCGAGCGAGAGATAGTCGCCATATCACCGAATAGCGACGTTGGTTCACCAATTTTGAGTCCCTCTCCAGCAAGGTCGTTACCGACCCTGAGCTGATTCTCACCAAGCACGTTCTGGTCAACATAGTTCGCGCCATCGAGTGAGAGTGAGTTCTTCGCCGTTACGAAAATTCTAAGTCCATTTGTTGGGTCAGAGTTATTCTCGTAAATGAGGCGAAATCCATCGAGATTTGTCTCAGTCTTGAAAATCTTGTATCCTTGCCGCGCATAGAACTCCTGATACGACTTTGTTTCCTCTCCGTCAATCGGTGGCGTATCAGCCTGCGTATCAGATGTGAACTGAAACTTTATACCATCGAAATTGCTCGTTACATCACTCTCGATGAATACTTCGAGCGCGTTGAAGCCGTCAGTATCGTACCAGTCGCTTACAAATGTCTCACCAGCAGCAAGGTCTTGCTCGAACGAAAACAACTGACCTGTTGCCATATCTCCCACAAGGTCGCCATCTGGCTGAACTCCGTATCCTCTTTGTTTCAGGTGTTCTCCGCCTTGTGGGAGATTGTCAGTATAGCTGGTACTCTCCAGCGTGTACTTATCTTGAATCCATCGCTCGATGTCAGTTACTTCTTCTGGAACTTCGTCACGTTGTACCATTATATCAAATCTCCAATACTTACCGAAAGATTTATATACCCGGAAGTCATAACATAGTACAAGGCTTGGAGAGGTGTAGACTCTCCTTCCCGGGAATTTTGTATATTGTTACGACACTCTTTCGTGAGTGCCATCAGTTATCGTCCGAACGGTGGACTGTGAATGTGCCAGATGTGGGGTCGCTACCGGGAGAGATAAGAACCTGTACTTGCTCCCACGGGTCGCTTACCACATAGAAGTCAGCGTTTCCACCAGCACTGACTGTGTTAGCAGAGACGAGTTCTACCCCTTCGCTGAAGTCGTCGTCGCCTGCTCTGCTTCCAGTAATTGTTACGTCTACGCTCACGTTAAATCCATTATAGTAATGGAGGAGCGTCTTATCGTCTGAAAGTGTCGATGCTGTTTGGACAGTGAATGTCTCGTCACTGCCACTATTATCCGCATTGTCAATATTTACAATCTCTTTTGCCATAATTTAATTCTCTAACTTTCTATGACAGCTCTTACAGAGTGTCACTAAATTATCGAGAGAGTTAGATAACTCGAATTGCTCAATCGTCGGCTCGTTTTCGTCGATTATTTGCCGTCGCTTTACTTTGTGGTGAACGTGTAAATCCTCATTGTAATTTTGATAGTGTTCATCTCGGGTCATATCACAATTCTGACAACAGTACTCGTCTCGTTCGAGTGTCTTTTCTCTCTGCTCGGGCCAGTTGGGACCATAGTAGTCAAATCGACCACCCTCCCATTGAGGGTTGTCTTCACCTTTACGGATTGAAGACATATGCTCTTTGTAACATTCTTTTGAGCAGGTTGTTTCTTCACCCTTCACATTATGTGCCATTTTTTCTACAGTGTCTCCACAATTAGCACATTCGTATTCATCCACCTCTACAACGCTCGCCTCTACTCTACACTCAGCCGAACAATATTTTGATTCGTCAACGTTTGCTGGCTTTACGTAGTATTCGTCTCCACACTCGTTACAGTAAAGACGCTCTCGACCACCATCCCAACTTGGGTGATTTTCACCAACCCATTCGCGGGTTTTGAACGAGGACTCACATTCCTTATCACAGAAGTGGTTCTTCTGCTCATATCCATCTACTTCTTTAACGTGTGATGGTGGAATGTGAATCTCATTACCACACTCTGTACATTCTGTGTCAAGTCCATCCTTTGCCTTAAACTTATCAGCACAATCTCTTGTACAGAAGTCTTCTCCATTGTTCACTCTATACGAATATTTACAGAATGGCTTTTCGCAGTGTCCGCAAAACAGAACCACTTTCGAGTCGGTTAAATGCTCATTCACAACGTGATTATGCAAATTATCGTGTTCTTCTTCACAGGTTTTACACTGCATACAACATTGTTGTAGCTCACTATACTTAAAGTTTTTGGTTAGCTCTAAATGATAGTTCACAGCCTTAAAAGCCTGTTTCGAAGAACTCATAATTTTCCAGAATATTATTTTACGTTTGTTTTAATTTTAGTACTATTTCTTAAAATTTTCCACGCCATTCTTCGGTTCGGAGGGTTTCGTCCTTCAGCGCCGAGCAAAATCTCTTCGCAAAGTTGGGGCCGCGAACGCGCACCATTCGTGGGAAACAGGTGCGCCACATTCCGCCAAGGGATGCCCACGCTTGGAGGACGCTCTTCCTCGTCCAACCGGGCGGTAGCTCATCGAATCCGACGTGCGGGTCGTCCACACCACGGATGTTCTGTAGCTCCTCGTAAGAGTAGTCTCCGAGTTCTGCCACAGCCATATCCTCTTCCTCGACATAATCAGCGAGAGCGGCTGCCTGTCGCTCCATAATCATTTCTTTCTTCGCTTCCTGAAGCTCGGCCATATTACTCGGGTCATCCATATACTGATAGACCGGCGCAGTCTCGGCCTCAGCGCCCTCCTCGACTGGCCATTCAGTAATGTCTTCACCCTCACCTTCGAGCGAGCCATCGCCATCGATTTCATCAGCGCCAACCGCAACACTGCCACCATCCTGAAGCGCGACAATATAGATGGGGTCCTCGGGCGAGGCCTCGATTTCTTCCATCTCAATCTCGTCGTCAGGGTCTTCGACTTCCTCAATCTGGCCCTCGCTCTGGCCGACCGGGAACTCGAACGGCTCTTCCACGAAAGCTGCGATTACGCCATCGCCATCCTCGGTGGAAACGATGTCACCGAGTTGCCATTCCTGTAGCTCTGCCTCTTGCTCGGAGGAGTTCTCGTCCTCCAGTTCTACGTCTGATAGGTCAACTGTGTTGATTTTCATAGTTGGTGGACACCCCTAACCACCTTTCGAGGGGTAAGAATCGTAAGACTCAAGACCCCTCGGGTGATGAGGCTATTTACGCTGCGTTGACGACAGACTCAGTGACGTTTGTACCCTCGTCGGTCGAGGAGCCACCAGTTGCCATCACGAGGTCGCCAGCCGCTCCTGCACCGTCTCCGTTAGAGATGTAGAGCGCAACCTCTCCTTCTGCAAGCTCTGCCTCAGTGAACTGACCACGCTGTGCGCCAAAGATGTGAGCGAGGTCGTCCACCTTCATTACATTGTCGTCCGGCTTGTAATGAACGTGAACCTGCCCGTCCTTCTCGTAAACCGCGTAGTCGTCCATTTGTTCGTTAACTGTACCTTCGTCGTAGTAGTAGTCGTTGTCTACGTCTTCTGCCATTGTTATCACCTATAGGTGTATCGCAAGGGCCTCGGGCGAGTTGTTTATGTTGTTGGCCTCACTCGCCGTCATCGGTGGATACATAAATCTTTGGCCTAAACTTCGTCTCTGTACACGGGTTCGAGCGTCGTCGTATCGTTGAAGTGATACGGCGGCGTTCTCGGCAGTGGGTCGAACCCTTCTCGGAGCGCATCTGCTCGCACCTGCGAGGCAAGCTGATTATCGATTTCACCTTGCTCGAACAGGGCCGTCGCTCCGTGTAGCTGTTCCGTCACACGCGCACTCGCGTTAGGATTGTTGACACGCACTCCAACGATGTTGTCGGCTGCCTCGAACTGCTGCAACTTGGTCGTCTCCTGTGCGCGCTTCGTCTCCATCTGTGCGATGAGATTCGCCCGATTCTGTAGCTCGGCATCGGAGTATGTGTCCTCGACTCTCTGACGGACGTGAGGCCACTGCTCTCCGTTTACAACGCCATCTCGGACCAATACCCTTGCGCGACGAAGCATCTCCTCAGCGGCGTCTCTGACCGCATTCTCGAACGTCTGTGCGTAGAAGCGAACGTTCTGATTTTGACTGAAGGCCGAGTGAGTATTACCGTAATCTCGCTCGACACCTCGAACCAGTTCGGCGAAGACATCTTTCGACTCACGCCGGAGGCCCGCTTCACGAACAGAGTTGTTGAGCTGCGTATTCGCAACATTCTCGAACTCGACTGCGGCGAACTGTGGGTTGCTCCCATACGACTCGCTCACACTGTCGAGTGTCGCCTCGCGTACATCTCGTAGCACGCGGAAGACCTTGTTGGCGAGCGCCTGCTGATTCTGGTCATCGGATAGCTCTGCGCCCGAGCGGGCCGCATCCCACACGTTCGCGTACTCACTATCGATTTCCTCAGTGGTCGTTCCCTTATCAACCTGAATATCTACGAAGGGATTCGCGTCTTCGTCAACGCCAGCGATTGGCTGGTCCGGGGTCGGATTATCGACCGAGGAAGGCGTCTCGCCCTTACCAACAGTGTTCGGATTGCTGGTCACGTCAGGCTCTTCTACGCCCTCTTGTCGCTGTTGTTGCTGTCTCTGCTGTTGCTGCTGTTGGACACCGCCTTGGCCCCCCTTCGCGTCAGAGACGTAGCGGATGGTCTGCTGCGAGCGGCGGACCTCAGGGTCAGGGTCGCCCGGATTGCCGAGTCTGAGGCGAATCGTTTCGGCCCGCTCTTCGTCGATTCCCTGCTGCTTCGCCACTTCCTGAATGACAGGGCTGAACTCTTCTTCGAGTTCGCGGCGAGCCTCTTTAATCTGTCGATTGACGTTCTGCTGTTGCGCGACACCTGCCACTTGGCCGACCGATGCGCCCCGCTCCGAGAAGGAGCCGAGCGTGAACATCGGCATCGGCATACTCGACATAATCCACTGAATGTCGAAGTTCAGGTATTCCGCGATGTCCGACACTTCGCCCGAGATTGTCTCGACGGACACGTCTCCGCGAACTCCCTGTTTCATACCGGGGTGGAAGTTCTCCATCTCGTGGGCCGACATAAACTCGTCGATGTCGTCAGAGTCCCACACGCCGGTCGTCTCAGGGTCGCCGAACATAAAGAGCCAGAGTGGGTAGGCCTTGCTCGAAATTGCTTGGTCGTTGTCGTCAAGCTTCTGCTTGATTCCCTCGATACGAGGACTCACTGCCTCGATACGAGAGGTTCCGAACACTTCGCCCACGTCAGCGTCTCGCGTCAGTGGGATGATTTCGTCTCGGCGGAAGCCGATTTTCAGGTCATCGTCAGCGTCGTCCATCCCGCGACGGATGCGGTCGCTCACGCCCCAGTCAACTTCTCGCGCTTCGATAACGTCCTGTAGCCACGCGGCCTTGCCACCAGTTTCGGCGTCAGGCGCATCGGGGAATCGGTCGCCATCATCTGGCGCGACGAGAATATTCTGCTGTGGCCGAGTGACAGCTTCACACACTTCTGGATTGATGAGCTTCAGGCCAGCCACTTGGTCACGATTATTCTTGTGCGGCGCTTTCTCGATGAGGGCCGTCCCGCGCACCTCACGCTGAACGATGGCCTTCTTTGCGAGCAGGCGGAAATCCTTGCCCGGCTGCCCTTCGATAATCGAAGACTTCTTGAGCCATTTACCGAGGTCCTCGATTTCGTCTTGTTCGAGGTTTCGCGCTTCGAGATAGTAGCCCGGCTCGGTCACTCTCGATGCAAAAGAGGTAATCGGCTTACGGACGATGGGCGTCGTCTCGAACTGACGCCAGTACTTCCGCATCTCGTCCTTTGGCGCTTCAGTCCTGTCGTAATCGGAGTGTTCGAACGAGAAGGGGCGTGTCCGGTCAGGCCGGTCGTCCTCGACAGAGTGTGGCTCTGCGTCAGGATTAAGCTCTTCTGTTCGCTTGCCGACACCCTCACGGATTGCATCAAGCGAGAATCCTTGTCGTGCCATTATGCGATGCCCTCCTCGACGAAGACTTTAAAGGTCCCATCGTTCGGATACGTTGCCTGCTCGCCCTGCGAGTCAACGACGACGAACTCTCCGACGAGTGTGGCCGCCGTCTCCGTATCGGCAGTCTGCCACGCATACGAAACCTTGCCGTCAGTGGCGGCCTCTATGGTGACATTGCCAGCCGTGTCGTCTTCTACGAGTGTCTCGTTGCTGTCTGCTTGCTTGAGATGGACCTCGATAGAGCCGACACTACTTAAGTCCTTCGGCGAGCGATTATCTTTGATAAGCTGTACCAACAGGTCGGGTTCTTGGTCCCCCGTCTTGAGATGTTCTCCTTCGAGTACTTTTGCTCTTGTCATAATTATATCACTTTAGACTGCCAAGATTAAATGGTCGCATACTCGCCTTGTCCGAGCGAGCGAACTTCTTCTGACTCTTGGCCCAAATTGCGAGCGCGAACGCATCAGAGAAGTCGTCGTGGCCGTTCGGGGGATGTTCAATACGCATCTTGCCGGTACTGGTGAACGACTTCTCAAGTTCGAGACACTGGTTCACCATCTTGTTACCAGCCTTGTCGTTCTTACCCGGCACGTACTCGAACGATAGCTTCCCTTGCTGAAGCTCGTTCTTCAGTGTATTGTACAGCGATTGCTTCTTCTCGTTCGTAAACTTGAAGCCCTCGACCTTGTTACCAAGCGATTCCTCCACTTGGTCAACAACACCTTGGCCGAGGCTCGTACTGTCGATAACAACCTTATTGAAATCGTAGTACGTGTCAAGCTCACGGATTCGCCCCATCGCGTCTGTCATCGGCTTGTCCGACGTATGCTCGATGTGGAAGATGTTTCCTTCATCATCGACACATACATAAACCGACTCGTCCTGTCCCGACGATGCAAGGTCTACGCCGAGGAACGTGAGGCTGCTCTCTTGCTCGACCGACTCCTGCGCGCAGTTCATTAGCTCCTCTCGTGTGAAGAAGCTGTCTGCGCTTTCGACGAACTGGCCGAGAATCTCCTGCTTGAACTGTGTGTTCGTCAGATTCTTGCGCTGCTCGTCGATGAAGTCGTCGGCAATCATCGGGTTGGCAGAGGTCGGAACCTGCATCGTGTACCATTCTTGGTCGTTGAATCGCTCGTACAGGAAGCCTTTCTTCCCGAACGGCGTCGAGAGTAGAATGAACTGACCGCCACCAACAGCCATCATCGGCGAGAGAACCTCTTGGAATACGGCGTCTGGAATGAAGGCCGCCTCGTCCACGATAATCATATTGTTACGCCCACCGTATCCACGAATGTTCGCCCCGTCTCGCCCGACAGGGAGTGCGAGAATCCGTGAACCGTTGTCGAAATTAATCTCAGTGCGCGTCTCTCGGACGATGCCCCACTGGTCCTCGCTGATGTCAGAGGTGCGAATCTCCTTCTGAATCTGATTGAACAGCTCCATCGACTGGCGCTGCGCCTTGGCCGTCAGGAGTACCTCTGCGCCCTCATACGTAATCGCTTTCCAGAGTGCGAGCCACGAGGCCGTCCGAGACTTACCGACACGTCGGCCAGAAACGAAGGCCTTACGGTCGGACTTATGGTCCATAAAGTCCTCTTGATAGTCGAACGGCTCCTCGCCAATGTAGTGCTTGACGAAGTAGCTCGGCTCTTCAAGAAGTCGTTCTGCATTGACCATAACTATTCACCTTTTAGATTGAAAAAGCTTCGGTCTTCCTCTGTCAAGGACGTGTCAGCATTCTGGTACAAATCCTCTTCGTCAAGGTCATCGACCTGATGAAAAAGGTAAGCGTGCTTCGGCTTCAGAATGAAGACACTGATGTCCTCTGCGGAGGGATGGATGCCCACATCGTCCAACATCTCGGTCGGCATCCCGATTACGTCAGTGGGCATCGCGTTCTCTGTTTCAGGCGCGAACCTCGGCCCTCCATCAAGAGTCAGGCGCATCGTGACCGGAGCATCGGTGTTCGTATAAATCTTCCGATTAATCAGGTCATAGAGGCCGCGCTCGATGGAGGGGCCGCTCTCCAAAGGCTGAACAGTCATCTCTGCTCGATAGTAGCCGCCGGAGAAGTCCTCAATCATTGTCTCTCGCTGACCGGAGTGCGGCCAGTTCGTTTGCGATGTTCTGATTTGCCTCAGCGTTCTGCGATTCAGGGTCGTCGAGAATCCCAAGCTCCTTAAGCTGGCGCGTCATCGTCCGATTCAGACGGTCGTAAGTGACGTTAATCGGATTCTCTTGGTCTTCCTTGATGGGCGTCCCATCCTGCGAATAGCCAACAGTCTTGTCCTTGTTGACAATGCCAGCTTGGTCGATGAAGGTGTTGGCGTCCTGCATCTTGTGCATATCGATTGCGATGTTTCGCACCATCTGGAGCTTGGCGAAATTGTCGTGCGAGAATGGTGCATCATCGAGGAGCGACTCCACTACTGCATCAATCCACTGCTGTTCCTCTGCCGAGCGGTTCTGGTAGTAGTTTTGTCGGTCGGCATACATACCGTGCTTCTCCGCGTAGTTGTTGCCCTCGTTGGCCGATTTGGAGCAACCGCCGTGAAGATAGCATCGACCCTCGTCAAAGTGGTCTGTGCGGAATCCTGCGCGATTCGCACAATAGGCGACATCTTGGTCCCACTCGTCAGGAACGCGATGCTCGCGGATTTTCGCATTACAGTAGCCGTCCGTCTTATCCTTGTGTGACATAGTAGTGGCTCACTCGTTTGTCGTAGTCATTTATATACTATATGCGTCGGCCCTTTTATACCCTGAAGGACCGAGAACTGGTTCTTTTATAAGTGGACCCCTGTTTCTTTAAGTGGGGGTGGCTATTCTGTCAGAAGTGGTCTGATTTGTTTCTGATGTCTCTCCGCAGTTTGCGAACATCAGTAGAACTTGTTTTCGTACAATCCATCAGGTCCCGAAATTCGTCCGTGAGAAAGAGTCTATCTTCAACTGAGGGGTTCGGTTGTTTCCCGAGCGCCTCATCCGCCACCAGTGTACAAATCGCCAGAATAATTTTTTCATATCGCCGCCCGCCAAAATTGTTCGAGGAAATGTCGAGTTCGTCGAGAATCAGCATCACTCGCTCGCGTTGTGGGTCAGGCATTTCCAGCACTGACATAAAGGTTCGGGCGTCGTTCTCTATATGTGAGGTGCGAATGTCACTTTTCCGAGACTTCTCCATCTTCCCATTATGGAGTTCATACAATGTCTCGAACTTTTCTTGCTTATGTTCTGGAATGGGGTGGCCTTGGGCATCCGTATCTTGTGGATTAAATGTCGTGGCAGCCGCGCTGCCCCACTCATTATCAAAGATAGACTGTTCGTCCAACCAGTCGTCTGTCACGCTTCGGGACCCATTACCGTTTCCTCGGTCAAATGGGTCGAGAGCTGTCGCAGCAAATTGCATCTATGTTAACTGTATGCAGCCACATATAAAAAGCTTTCGGTGCGCCCGCTCGTTGCAGGCAGTCACTCCTCTGCATAGCTTTCCACTGCAACAATCGAATTATGTCTCTGTATATAATACTAAAACTCCCATCAGAGAGACTCTCACCTCTGCTACCCCTTGTACTAACTGTGGGCCTTCACATACATAAAGGTTTCGATAGCGCATTAAGCCAGTTATATTTGGGGCGCGAAAAAATTTTGGATGAGGCCGCATTATGGCACACAATATATGAGATATATTTTTTCTCTTGGGCTGGCCAAGCTTAATTCCGGGCGATTTTCGTTGATTTAAAAAAAAATCGGGGCCACGCGACCCTCAATCTTTTAAGTGGGGTATGATAATCTGAAGGGTGTGTGAATCTCTAAGACGCCCGATTTCTGTACAGAGAGCCGCGCATAACAGGATATTGTACTCTCAGGCTCTCTACTGCTGATACGCGGGGGGCTTTATAAGTAGATACCCCCACGGCTACCCGGGGCTATTACCGGGTAATACAACTGGGTAATAGAGAGTTATCAGATTCACATAACACTCTCAACCCCACCCCGTATGGCGATTAGCGACCACTTGTTTACTCAATCTGGCAAATGCGAACCTTTAATGCTAACCCCCCGAAACGAGATATTGTGATGAAAGAAGCACCCGACGTGAACGACGTGACGAACGATGCGCTCAACATTGCGGAACGCGAGGCCTGTGCGGAAGAGGATGTGGCATACGGCAACCCGCTGGCCGACCCGACTCACGGGATGAGCCAGAATTGGGACAAGCACCTTGTCCCCGAAAACGCGGTTTCGGAGATTAAGGCGGCTGAGACGGTCGCTGAGGGCGTTGCGAGGGTGGCTGAATACGGGGTTCAAGAAATGTACGACCGCAACCCCGAGATGGCCGGACTCGCACCCTTCCAGATTGTGGGGGTTTATAAGACGGTCGCTGCCCGCTTCGGACTCGGGGCGGCTGGCGAACGATACTTTGAGGGTGTGCTTGAGGCTCGGGGCGAAACGGTGAAAGAAGCGCACGACGGCGACGAAAACGCGGGAATCGACATTCGGACGGACGAAGCAACGTACCAAATCAAAACGGCTGACTCGAAACGGTACGACTGGGACGCAAAAGAAGCCGACCACCTGATTTGGGTGAAGCCGGGAGACGGCTGGACTCGGCTGGAATAAGCCGGGCGGCTTCGGCTTACAGCATAGGCTTACGATTGAACGACCACCGACACACTACACAAATGCGACCAGAAACCGCTCAGATGCTCGCTGTGGCGATTGGCGTTTCGCTTTGGGTCTTCGGACTCGTGGCTTACGTCATCGTTCTCAGCGGGGCTTAGACGGCTTAGAATCGACCACCGAATAATCGGCTTATTCGGGTGAATCACAAATCGGCATATCAGCGATTCAAAATATCGACAAATATCGGAAAATCGACCTTCTCAAATCGTCACCTGTTGAATCGCCATATCAGTAATTTGGCCGGGTGCTTCAAATCGGCCAATCGCTCGTTTTTCGGTTTTTGAAATCGGCTTTGAAATCAGTTACCCCACTGGGGGGAACCCCCACCCATATCACCCCACTGGGGAGTACCACCCCCTCCTATCAGACACTACCCTACTGGGGGGAGGGGCTATCCCTACTGGGGGTATCCCCCGGGGAGATTACCCCTACATAAAGGTTGGGGTAGGGGTAGGTATTGCCAACGGGGTAGGGTTATAAGGGGGTGGGGGTACTATACTGTAGTATGGAAGAAGATACCACCACCACGGTAACGTTCCAGAGTAGCCCTTGCCCCGACTGTGGGGAGAGTACAGGCCTTGTACACCTCGGAGGGGAGCCTCCCCGAGAGGTATGCGGTAGGTTCGGGTGTGACTGGGGAGGGGAGTCCCTCCTATGAGTGTCACCCTATTGGGTGTACCCCTTGCCCTGACGGTAGGGGTATGGGTATGCCAGAAGGTAAATCCTGAGTGGGATTACCTGTATGGGACTGCCTTCTTTGCCCTACTGCCTGCCGGGGTATTGGCAGAGGATGGGGTATGGATGGCAGTAGGGGGGTACTCCCTTGGGATGACCTTCCTCATACTGTTCACCCTTATAGCCTTCGGTATGGAGAGGGTACTATCAGGGGAGTGGCAGAAGCCTGCCGTATAGGGGGATACCCCTCCCCTTTATAAGTGAGGCCCCGGGCTGCCACTATCACATATAAAGGTTGGGGTAGGGGTAGGGGAGGTGGGGTACACCACATACTAAGAGGGTGGGGGTACTATACTGTAGTATGAAAGAAGCAAACACTTCCGCTGAGGAATTGACTGTTAACTGCCCTATCACTTGCCCGTGCGGTGGTGGCGTGGATACAACCGCGCACCGCTCACGCAAAGAGGGTATCTGTGTTGAGTGTAACGGTAAGGTGAGCCTCGACTGAGGCAAAACGACAGCCTTAAGTGGATAGCCAATAGAGTAATACATACACAAGGAGGTGAGATACTATGTCAGATTACGTTTACGCTAACAAGATGGACCGAAACGGTTGCCCTGATTGCGGTGGCGACAACGCTCGTCAATCGAGTTACAAGTTCCGCTGTGAAGATTGCGGCTTCGCTTTCCCGTGAAGGGAAACCTTTATATATAATAACCTGAGGCCCCGGGCAGATTTTATCATACATAAAGGTTTGGTATGAGGCAATTCGCCTGCTCAAAACGAAAGCCTTATACGTATGCCACCCTTCTACTACAGTAAGGAGTAAGAGACAATGACTTACCAAAAAGAAGAATACGAGATTGACGGTATTGAAATCACAGTACAGCAGGTTCGTGGCCCTGATTCAAGCCACGGTGCTTCCGAGCCTTCGGCTTGGATTAACGGCGGTGCGGCATATGCCACGCACGCTATCGAAGCCTTCGATATGGACGTAGAGGCAGATACGCCCTACGGTAAGGTCAAGGCTGTTACCGAGTGGATGGTAGAAAACGAGATGCGCTTCTGTAAGAAGTGCGATACGTTTCGTCCCATCGGAACCTTCGTGTCTACCGGATTCGCTGGCCGCAAATGCGGCGAGTGTGCGAACGCTGACGCTACGTGTAAGGATGGTGACAGCCACGATTACAAGTGTCTGAATCCCAACCAGAAACACAACGCTCGTGTCGCTACTAAATACAAGTGTGAGAAATGTGGTAAGAAGAAAGCCACAACTCCGACAGGGTAACACCTGCCGCAAGCACAAGGTTTATATGTGATAAATTTTGGCCCGGGCAAATTTTATCATACATAAAGGTTGGGAATAGCAAGGTTTTATTATCCCCCGGTGTGTATGTAGTAGTATGAAGGAAGATGAGAAATCACCCTCGCGTCGTATTGCTGAGTCAAAAGCCGAAGGCTGTGTCTGCCCCGAGTGTGGGAAAGACGTTGGCTGGCAGGATATTGTGCGAAAGACTCACCAGAGCCTCGGTGAGACGCATTGGTATCCCGGTTGTAACGACTGTAAGATATACTGTAACTCGTGGAATAACGACCACTGGTATCCAGAACAATGAAGTGCTACGATTGTAACATAGACGTAGAGCCTAACAGTTATCCGATGGGTAAGTGTCCTGCCTGTGGACTAACATATACGCTCCCTGACAGCGAGTTTCCAAACTGTAAAGAGTGTGGTACTGTTGGTTCAGAGATATGCCTTGACTGCCTCATCGACCAGTAGCTTTATATGTGATAAATTTCGGCCCGGGCAAATTTTATCATACATAAAGGTATCGGCGCAGCAGAGAAACGAAAGCCTTATACCTATGCCACCCTTCTACTATAGTATGAAGGGAAACACACCCTCGCGCTACCGCGCTGACGACTGCTGTATTGACTGCGGCAAGGGAGTCTCGCCCCATCAGGCAGACCTCGCTCGCCGCCAGACGCACCTCTCCCGAGCGTTCGGGGACTCGCGCAACAGGGACGGCTTCGTCCTCTGCCGGTCGTGCCTCGACCGAGAGACACGCCCCTCCCGTGCGGCGATTAACGGGCGCACCGAGGTGAGCCTATGAGGTGCGTAGACTGTGGCACTACGGACAGCGGGCGTGCCTATCTGTTGACAGATAGCGGCGTGCGTGTGTGCGAGCAGTGCTGGATGCGCGGCTCGTACTAAGGCACAAGCCTTATATGTGATGAATTTCGGCCCGGGCAATTTTATCATACATAAACCCTTCGGCGACAGAGTTAAGTGGGTATGGTGCGAAGGGTAAGTATGTTCAGACCTGAGACAAGCATCACCGGCTTTGGTGACAGCGTATTGATATACGACCCTGATAGCAGAGTAGGCTATGCTGTTGGCCGATACACTGGCAACGCTCGCCCCGAATCTGAGTCTTACGAAATCGCCGTCGAGGACTTCTATACTGGCGAAACAGAGCGGGCCTTCTATCATAAGGAGGACCTGTATGAGAATACAGAAGACAATGCCGAAAGGCTTAAGGGGCTATCGGCCTAAGGGTGTAGTATGGCAGAAGATATGTGCGCTCGACACGAGATGCTCGACGGTCAGCCCAACCCCAACTGCGACCAGTGCTTCCCTGATACGACTATCAGGCGAGCGGTGGGCAAGGTGATGGCAGAATGAACTGTAAGATTTCCCGATGTGCGAACGACGCTGAGGAGGGCGACGACCTTTGCCGCCTCTGTCGAATAACACTCAGAGAATAATGACACAGACCTGTAGTAATTGTGATGCGATACTCGAATCGGCCAAGGAAAAACGCCACGGTGTGTGTATCCCACACTGCCGTGGGACAAGAGACGTAGATAGGTTACACTAAGGGAAAGCCTTATATGTGATAAGGCTCGGCCCGGGCGATTTTTTATCACACATAAAGGTATGGGTTCAGGCAAATCGCCTCCGATTTTCGAAAGCCTTATACGTATGCCTCCCCTCTACTGTA